AAATAAAAGGCTTCCCGGCAAAGGGAGCCTCAAAGTGTTTGACTTTAGTCTCTATAAACTTAATCCTGGTGTCCGATTCGCTCGTATCGTAGGTAATGCCGTCCGGGAATATCTCTGTCGGGTTCTCAAAATGCCCCAGGAGAATATCCAGCATCAGCATTAATTCATTGCCGATTATCTCCTCCCCGGACTTCGCTTTTTCTATGTATTTAAGCAGCCATGATTCGGGGTATCGCTTGCGAAGATCACTCAAAGTCTGCAAGGTCGTCATAGTCCTCATCCTCTCCTGACGCAAGGTGTTTGCACAGCTTGTCCAGGATATTTGTTAGCGCCGCCGAGTGCCTGGATATTTCAGCCGACACCGGCAGCGGTTTTTGTACCACCGGGTCCCTCGGGTGCACTTTGATTAGGCCGGTTTCTATGGCCTGCGCATTGAGCCTTTTTAAGTAGACTGTCTCATAA